ATACTTCGTTAGATCGAAGGACCACCGCTGGGTCATCTTGAAGTCGTTATTGCTGTAGGCCTGCTGAGCCGCCTGAATGCCGGTACCCTCATAGGCGGAGTAACCTACCTTGAACGACTTGCGCTTGAAGATATGATAGCGATCAGTGTTGATAGGAGCAACACCATCCAACATGTCAGTATCAAAGGTAGCAGCGCCGTTGCCATTCTGAAAGAAGTCACCATTCGCCAGCGGAGTAGGGGAAGCCAAGGGATTGGTCTTGTCGTAGAAGAAATAGACGGTAGCAATAAGGGGTCGAGGTAACGGGTTGGTCGTGGCGTTGTACGGGTTCGGAATAACCGCGCCACGAATGACCAAACGCTTCGTATGGATACCGTTACCCACTCTTTGACCCTGGCCAACGCCCTGCGCAATGGGTAGAGTAGCAGAGCGCGGGCCAATAGCGTTGATATTCGTACCGTCAAAGCTGGTGTTAGTAGTCGCGCGCAAGCTCTGCCCATAGACATACTCTTGCACTGACTTAGTCTCAGCCGTTCTTAGCAATGTCTTGCGAACGGCACGTCTGCTTTTGGAGGCTGTTCTGCGTCGAACAACCTTCTTCTTTTTGCGATAGGTAGAAGATTTGCGTCTATAATTCGAGCGGCGTTTGGCCATAGTTGAATTAATAATGATTACATCATGAGAACAACTATGGCAAGTGTAGGAAACCTAAGAACGCGGGGAAGGCTCGAAGAAGTCAGGACGCACAGTGCGGTAGACACCAAACCGGTCCGGAGAAGGAGGGTCCGGTACGTACGGAATGGTGTCAGCATCCAGGACAGGGTTAGCAACATCCATTTCAGCAGTATGGCGCACAAGCTTGCGTCCATGGCAGAAAAGATGTCTATTAAACACGTTGTCAGCATCAAGCAGTTTGACACGGCGCATGATGGCATCAACAGTCTTCTCGTCATCCCAGATCTCGTTGGGGTGGTACTGGGAAGTGACGATGATTACCTTCGGGCGGATGAGTTCCATCCCGCCTTTAACCTCAGCCTGGAATGGGTAGCGGTCCAGCCAGCGCTTCATGTCGCCTCCTTGCTTGACCTGGAACTTGTCGAAGTCATCGATGATGACAGCATCCTGGCCATCGTAATCGCACCACCATCTGGTGTTGGGATCTTTGATGTACGCCTCCGGATACTGTTCACGGGCGTAGCGAGACTTGCCACACCCAGTCTTGCCGACGATCCACAGGTGGTTCAACTCGTCCAACGTCCCGATGTCGAGCTTGCGGCGCTTGTGGAGGTACTCACAGGTCTTGAGACGGGTTGCGTACACATCGGGATAGTCCTCTGCGAGCTTATCCCAATCTCCTTCACGAGAGAGGCGAATGACTTCCTTCCAACGGGTCTTCTCCTGCTCGCCCTTCTCCTTCGGATCCATTGGCAGCTCGCCTCTCTCTTCCCACACACCTTCCTTAGAACAATAGGTCTTGTTCTGAGAAGGGGAGCCTTTGCACGACTCCCAATGAGCCCTAGCATTGATCTTCTTCAGGGCGGACAGGGTCTTCGCCTGGAAGAAAACGATGAAGCCTTGGAGATGAAGCTTCTTCGTAGTAGGGCACGTTTCCTTGCCAATGATCACGTATCTGACACGTGAATCATCTTCGCCCAGATCGAGCAAGGCAAGATACTCTTCCTCAGAGTAGTCGTGAAGGGTGAAGCAGTAATTGCGAGAACGAGACATGATTGATTGTGATCATTAGAGGTTTCAAATTCACTCAAACAACCCTGTCCAACTTTCAGTTTTTGCATATGCATCTCGCCATTTCTGCAGTTGACCAAATATGGTGAAGACCTTGGGTCTTGCACATTTTTGAAAAAGTCGAAGACCTTGGGTCTTCAGTAAAGACCTCGGGTCTTCGCAAAAAAAAAAAAAAATGAAGACCTTGGGTCTTCGGTAAAGACCTCGGGTCTTCCAAAATTAAAAAAATTTAATGACCTCAGGTCTTCATTATTTACACATACACATAAGGTCGGGGGTAATACTATTCCCCGACCTTGTGTGCGAGATAGAACCCAAACAATAAACCCTAATTGGGTGGCCACGCGAGTCCTAATGCGGGGGCTCCGCCCCCCGCGCCCCCGTTGGGTGCCTAGACATCGGTGTAGCGGTAATCCTGAATGTACTGGATGAACGCAGGGATTACAGCAGAAGGCATGGCGTTGCCATCCGCATAGTTGATCAGCCACATCATCCAGATGGGACGATTAGTAGGCTGGGTACTAGCATCATTGAAACGCTGTTTCTTAATGCAATACTTCGTTAGATCGAAGGACCACCGCTGGGTCATCTTGAAGTCGTTATTGCTGTAGGCCTGCTGAGCCGCCTGAATGCCGGTACCCTCATAGGCGGAGTAACCTACCTTGAACGACTTG